CGGAACTGACCCGCAATTTAAGACTGCAATCGGGGCAATTGCCTACGAGGTTGTGCCGAGCGGGTACGCGAATGAGATTAAGTATTTGCCAGTTAACTATGAGTGGGCAGCGGTTGCAATTGATGTGGATGTGAATGTCAGCACATCGAGCGAGGACGGCTGCTATGACACTTGCGCAACCGGTGACATCCCTCTGCCTGACTTCGAGCCTTGCGAGCCTTGCCTTACCGAGGTTGCTGTGGATGGCGTTACCATAACCGGCAACGGCACACCAGCGAATCCGCTTGTAGCAATTGGTGGCGGTGGTGGTGGTGGCACATTGATAGCCTTGCCATTTACTACCGATCATTTAAGCGCAACAGGCAATGCTTACGCGATTGGTAACATCGTTTGGTATAACGGCAATGTCTATCGCTGCATCGCTGCGAACGATTCAATCCTTCCAACTAACACAAGCTACTGGGTTAATCTTGGCGCTGGCTTTCCAACAGTTCAGCAGCCAACAGATTGGAACGCTACAAGCGGCAACAATCAGATATTAAACAAGCCAACGATTCCTATATTGCCTGCGACCATTGTTGAGGATGTAACCGCAACCGCGCCATTAAGTTCAAGCGGTGGCACTACACCCGACATCAGCATTACGCAAGCTGACTCCACCACAGATGGATACCTCAGCAGCGCAGATTGGAACACCTTCGACGGCAAGTTCGATGCGCCAACTGGGACAAGCTCGGATTATCTTGATGGCACTGGCGCACCTCAGCCATTCCCAACAATTTCTACTGGCACGGTTACATCGGTTGCAACCGCGGGTTTGATTAGTGGTGGGCCAATCACAACGAGTGGCACAATCACAACAGCCATGACAACCAACAAACTTGTTGGGCGTTATACAGCAGGTAGTGGCATCATGGAGGAAATCACGGTTGGAAGTGGTTTGACTTTGACGGGTGCAGGAGTGTTAAACAACACAGCCACACCAACGCCGACAGGTTACTATGGTGCATTTCAAGATGACACAACACAAACAGCGGTAAGCGCGAATACTGCCTATCCAGTAAAATTCAATACTACTGATTTATCCAATGGTGTAACCGTTGTAAATGATGGTAGCGGAAATCCGACAAGAGTAACCTTAGCAAATACTGGAATCTATAACGTTCAATTCTCTTTGCAACTTGAAAAAACAGGCGGTTCTGGGAACTTTATAGTTGACATATGGCTGCGAAAAAATGGTGTTGACATACCAGATACAGCAGGAAAGGTAGTGCTTACAGGCAGCGCAAATGCTTCACCTATTGTAGCGGCATGGAACTATTTGCTTGACTTATCTGGAGGGGATTATGTGCAATTGATGTGGTCAACAACCAACAACAATGCAATCATAATCGCTGAAGGACCAGTAGCTCCACATCCGGGTGTTCCATCATCTATATTGACCGTAACACAACAGGCGGGCATCATGGCAGGTACAGGCATCACAGCCATCAACTCACTCACAGGTGCTGTGCAGAACTTCGCAACCGGAACATCGGGCACCGACTTCGGCATCAGCTCGGCAAGCACTACCCATACATTCAACCTACCAACTGCAAGCGCAAGCAACAGAGGCGCATTAAGCAGCGGCGATTGGACTACATTCAACGGCAAGTTCAACACCCCAACAGGCACAACCTCGCAGTATGTGCGCGGCGATGGCTCGCTTGCTACATTGCCAACCTCGCCAACTGAAGACCAAATAATTCTACTCACTCAAATATTCTCCTAAAATGCCAACGTATTCGAAAGTTAAACTAAGCGCAAGCACAAGCGGCAGACCGATAAAAGTTGTTGCAACTGCATCAGCCGGAACAACCATACACACCACGCTCGGCTCTGCCTCAACCGATGAGATTTATCTCTATGCCAACAATACCGATTCGGTGCTGCGTACATTGACGATTCAGTGGGGTGGCACAACCGCGCCCGATGACAGCATCACAGTCGGCATTGCAGCCCTTTCGGGGATATTCTTAGTGATACCGGGGCTGATACTTGTCGATACAGGCTCGGCATTAACCGTTCGAGCATTCGCAACGGCGGCGAATGTCATCAACATAACCGGCTATGTAAATCGTATCGTATGAGGATTCTAACGCGGCGCGATACCGGGCTTATTACTAACTTAACCTTCGGCACGGCGGGCTCATTAGTTGACCCCGATGCGCAGGCATTCATCACTGCCGCTGGTATAACTGATGGAACGCAGCAAAATGCCATTAATACGTTGGTCCTTGCGTTGAAAACGGCATCAGTTTGGACAAAGCTCGAAGCCATATATCCAATGGTCGGGGGCACTGCCACAACTCATAAGTTCAATCTAAAGAACCCGGCTGATACCGATGCAGCCTATCGCTTGAATTTCGTTGGCGGCTGGACTCACTCGACTAATGGTGCGCTGCCGAATGGTACCAATGCGTATGCTGACACCTTTTGGCTAAGTACACAACAAAACTCTGCGAGCATGTCCTTTTATTCACGAACCAATACCACTGGTTTATTTCACGAATTCGGAGCTGGGCAAGGTGTTGGCCCAATTACATATGTACTTATAAGATTAAGTGATTTATTCTACGGGGCATTCAATGAGACTGCAGGTAATACCGTTGCAAATACAAGTTCAACTGGGCATTACTTGGTGACACGAACAGCCAGCAATGTCGTTAAACTGTTTAAGAATGGTTCAGTTTCTCTGAGCGGAACAACTGCGAGCACAGGTATACCAAGTGTTAACATGGTAATCTCAGCATGGCGGTCAGACCCGAGTACAATATCTCGATACTCAAATCGACAGTGTGCATTTGCCACATTGGGCACAGGATTAAACGATACCGAATCAGCTAACCTATACACAGCGATTCAAGCATTCAACACCACATTAGGACGGCAAGTATGACACAAGTATACCAACTAACACCCGAACAAGCCGAGCAATTACGCGGCGTTCAATATGTCGCAGATATGACATTCAACCCGATCGAAGATGCGAATGGCAATTGGATAATAAGTGGCGAAGAGGTAAGCAGCACAACCATCGAATGGGTGAAGCAATTGCCAGCGATTGAATATATTCCAAAAGAAGTATTACCTTTGTAAAAACTACCCACTATGGCAGGCGTAAAAGTAACCGACTTAACACCCTTAGCAACGGCAGCGAACGATGACATCATGTATATCGTTGATACAAGCAGCAATACATCGAAGCAAATCGAGGTGCAAAACATCTACGCGGGTATGCCGCAGTTTGATAGTGGAAGTTTCACGCCTACACCATCTGACGAGGTGGATTGCACTGTAACACCTATTCAGGCATTCTACCAACGTATTGATAACATTGTAAATTGCAGCTATTATTTACAGGTTGATTTAGCCACAGGAGAAACTTTGGGCTCGTTCAATTTAACGCTTCCAGTAGCATCTGATTTCACGCAGGCAAAACAGCTGTTCGGTATAGTAGCGCATAACGATGACCCTGCTGAATTAACTCAATGGGGGCTAAGTGCAGACACCACAAATGACAAATGTTCGGTAACCGTTAAAAGCTCAACGACAGAATACAGTTATTCGTTTATTTACATAGTAGCCCAATACGAAATTTTGTAATGCGCAGCACCTCAATTCTCGGCCTTAATCTGATTAAGAAGTACGAGGGATTGAGGCTCTCAAGCTACCTATGCCCAGCCGGAGTGCCGACCATAGGCTACGGCTCGACACGATACCCGAATGGAAAGAAGGTAATGCTCGGCGAAAAGCTGAGCGGCGAAAAGGAAGCAACGCAATTGCTACTATCCACGCTTGACCCATTCGAGTCGGCCGTCAATAAACACCTACCTAACCTAAACCAATGCCAGTTCGATGCGCTTGTGTGCTTCGCCTATAACGTAGGAACTGGAGCGTTGGTTAAGTCCACGCTGCTAAAAAAAGCCAAAGCCAACTCAGCCGACCCGAGCATCCTCGATGAATTCCTTCGTTGGAACAAGGCGGGCGGGAAGGTGCTCTCAGGGCTCACAAATCGCCGTCGCGAAGAGGCGAATCTCTATTTCTCATTGTGTAATATTTAGCGGCATCTTGCCCCAACGCCGCGCTGGCGTGTGCGTATATTGAGTATGCGGAAAAGGGCTACCAAACCAAGGCGGATTATTGATGTGATTGTGAAGCACTGGCGCGGCACAATCGGTTCGCTTATGATTCTGGTGTCCATCTTCCTACTTATCTTCAAAGTGATAACAGCCGAGACATTAACCGCCATCATTGCAGCACTATTAGCAGCAGGGTACATACCAAAAGCCAAAAGCGATGCAACAGATTAGAAGAGATACCATCAAAGTAGTGCGCCACAGCAAGCTCAATGTCGATGAGATGCAGTGGCAACAGCCCGATGTGGACACCTCATTCGCCCAGGCGAATCGTGAGAGCTTTCACGCTGTGATGGCGCAGCCGCCAAAGGCGAAAGTGCTCACAGCATTCGACACGATTCAGCCGTGTGATGTATCTTTATACCCAGCCGCCACGTATTACATCCCGAAAACTCACGCTGTAAGAAACGAGCCGGAAATGCCAACGCCTATGAATT